TTCTATTAATGGCCTTCGGCAGAGGTGAGGAATCATGGGTGATTTACCAAACAACTTTAACCGGGGACCCTGATGCCCCGGAAGTCTGGAAAAAATTAGATGAATTATTAATGCGAACATATACCCATGAATCAGGCGCAGAAATGCACATATTATCGATGGGAGTGGATACAGGAGGGCATAAAACGCAGGCAGTTTATAACTATTGTCGGTCAAGATCACCTATAGTTTTTGCGCTGAAAGGAGCCACGGCACAAGGGAAGCCCGTTATCAGCACCGCATCAAGGCAAGATGTAAATTTTCGGGGTGAAAAAGTAAAAAATGGTGTGAGCCTGTGGAGTATCGGCACAGATGTAGCGAAAGGCACTATATATAATAGGTTGAAATTAATCGAAGCTGGGCATGGATTCGTCCACTTCCCCATCGGGCTCCCAGATGAATTTTACAAACAGCTAACAGCAGAAAAATTAATTACAAAATATAACAAACAAGGTTTTCCTGTTCAAGAATGGATGAAAACCAGAGAGCGCAATGATGTCCTAGACTGTTTTGTTTATTGTTATGCTTCAGCGTTAAAGGCGGGTCTGGCTCATCGTGATTGGGATGCGATAGAACGAGATTTTAAAAAGTCAATGCAAGAAGAACCGCCGCAAAAACTCCACAAATCACAAAAAACAGGCTTAAACCCTCTCCTAAAAGGCCGTAATTTAAACCCATTTAACAAAAGGTAATAATAATGTCCCTAAAAAAAACCAATAAAAAGCAGATGAAGCCAAAACAAGAACCCCCACCAAAGAAAATCATAAAAAAACAGATAGATGGGACAGAATACAACAGAATTACCGGCGCATCATGTACAGCGTGCAGGGCTTCCGGCGCATATACTAGAAATACGCTTCCCTGGGAATCAGGTTTAAGGATTCGATATCACACGTGCAGAAGGTGCGGAACGAGTTTTAAAAGTATTGAAACAGATTGATTTTATAAGCATATTCACAGAACGATCATAAAAAGCCATATTGCTATTTTAGCAGTGTGGCTTTTGTGTTTTTATCAATTTAAAGCTACGTTTACAGAAAATAAAGGAAAAATATGGCAACAAATGCGGAAATGCTTGCTGCAATTGATGCGGCAATTATAGATATTCTTGAAAATGGGCAAGAGGTTTCGGTAAAAGGCACGATATATAATAAGGCCAACATCTCAGACTTGTTTAAATTTCGTGAGGGATTCTCACAGAAGGTAGCTGGAAGTTCGGATACATTTTTTTCAAGGGCAAAAACAATAATACCATATCGGGGCGCATAATAATTTATGTTTAATAAAAACCAACCTGGAAGACATTTTAAAAGATCCGGTGCGTCACTTCAAGGAACTTTGTCAAATTGGGTAACGACCTTGATTGACTCTAGAATCTCGGAAAGAGAAAAAAGAAAAGTCTCAAATCGGGCATGGGATTTATACCTCAATGATGCAATGGCAAAAGGGATCATCGAAGGACTTGTGGCAGAGGTTGTGAACACCGGGATTACTCCGCAGCCTCAGCCAATGGCGGGATGGCTGGGGAAAGATGCAGCTTGGCAAAATGAATATCAAAAAAAAACATACGATCTGTTCGAAATTTGGGGACTTGATTTTAGAAATTTTTGTGATGCAACAGGAAGATGTAATATTTACATGCTCCAGGCGCTTGCACTTTTCCACTGGAAGTTAGAAGGCATTGCGATCTTCCAAGTAGTCATGCAGGATCAAAAAAATAGGCCGCTTGGTCTGTCAGTACTCCCTATCGATCCTGGGCGGCTGATTACTCCCACAGATTCGAAAATTTCAAAAGATATTTATGATGGGCTTGAACTGGATAAAAACGGAGCGATAAAAAAAGCCTGGATATTGAAACCCAATAAAACTTACAATCAATACTCAGCAAAACAAGACGACTGCATTTCTATTGATGCAACGAATAAAGAAACCGGATTGCCGAACATGTTTTTTGTTTGCGATACAAGAAACGTTGCAGAATACCGGCAAGATTCAATCATGTCACCGATGATAAAAGAAATAAAAGATTCAAATGATTTTGTGGATGCTGCATTAGTAAAAGCATTAATCCAGAATCTGTGGACGGCTTCTGTCACTTCTGACACAGGGACAACGGGGCATGATAAACCAAACGATGATTGGGCAGACCGTATTCAGGAAATGGAAAAAGGAACGTTGATTTTTGGCAGGGATGGCGAGAAGGTGGACTTTTTAGATTCAAGCTCACCCGGTCCCGGCTATGACATTATGAACAAATCAATCGTTTCCAGATTAGGAATGGCAACCGGTAGAGGCGCGGAAAATGTTGCGAGATCATATACAAGCAGCTATTCAGCCAGCCAGGCAAGCATTGAAAATGCAACAAGATTTGACGATTTTGACAGAATGATTTTGACAAATCGTTTTTGTCAGCCGTTATTTTCACTCATGCAATATGAGGCAGTGTTAATGGGCATTTTACCCGTGACGTCAATCGAACATTTTAAAGAAAATCTATACAGCTATACCCGTACAGATTGGATGCCTCCACCATCCCGGTCTATCGATCATAACAAAGAAGCGAAGGCAGACAGCGAAAGATTAAGCAATCATACACGGAATTTTTCAGATATTTACGGGAGACAAGGCCAGGATTGGAGAGCGGCTTTAAGACAAAAAGCGATTGAAAAAGCTTACATGCAGGACCTTGAAAATGAATACAAGATTACATTCGATGAAGAAAATGAGGTTTTACCCTCTATCGATCCAGTGATAGAGGGAAAAGAGGATAAGTAATGAAAATAATTGATATTCTAACCAGCCCCTGGGCAATAGTGCCGGATAAACTTTTTGAAATTCAAGAAATTTATTCGACACATTTGCGGGGTGAAAAGATTGATATTAAAGCAATTGAGGCAAAGCTTGAAAACCCATTAAACAATGAAACAAAACCATATCAGATTATTGATAGAATTGCCGTTATCGAAATTCATGGCGTGATTGCAAAACGGATGAATTTATTTTCTCAAATTTCTGGTGGTGTTTCGACTCAAATTACCGGCGGAGATATCACGGAAGCATTAAATGACCCAGAAGTTGACGGCATTTTATTATCTATTGATTCACCGGGTGGGAGCGTTGAGGGGACACAGGAGCTTGCGGGAATTATTTTTGAAGGTCGTGAAAAAAAACCTATTTTAGCTTATTCAGATGGAATAATAGCCAGCGGAGCATACTGGATCGGCTCCGCAGCGCATGAAATGTATATTTCTTCTGATACTGTGGCGGTCGGTTCAATCGGGGTGGTGGCTGCACACGTAGATATGTCAAAATATGAAGAAAAACTCGGGATAAAAACAACTGAAGTTTACGCCGGAAAATATAAACGTATTTCCTCCGCATATCAGCCCCTATCTGAAGAGGGTAAGCAGGACATCCAAGGGAATGTCGATTATATTTATTCGGTATTCGTGGGTCAGGTTGCGCAGCATAGAGGCGTTCCCACCGAAAATGTTATTGAAAACATGGCAGATGGTAAACTTTTTATAGGACAACAATCAATAAAAGCGGGGTTGGTGGACGGTGTTTCCACCTTCAATCAGGCATTGTTGAGGGTATCAGCAATGAGTTCAGAAGATAAAAATATAAACCAACAAACAGCGAAGGAACAGAAATATATGGATATCACAATGGAGACCATGGCAAAAGATGCGCCTGATCTGCTCGTCCAAATCCAGGCAGACGCAGAAAAAACAGGGCATAAAACAGGAATTGAAGAAGGCACAAAAATTGAGAGGGAGCGGGTCACGGCACTGCTCGCCATAAAAGACGCCGATTTAAATTCTAAAGAAAAAGCGATAAATGAAGGTCTCACGGTCGAATCATCTTATAAACTTTTTTTTGAAGCAGAAAAAACCAAAAAAGTTGAGGAATTGAAAAACCTTCAATCTTCCGTACCCGATAGCGTAGGCCAGCAGGGGAAAGAGAAAGACTCTGACACCGAAGAAACTTTTATGGCCGCCGTGGACGAATATCAGAAAGAAAATAAATGTACCAGAACAGAAGCTTTGCAATCGGTCGTGAAGAAAAGACCGGCACTGCATGAAGCCGCCCTGACCGGGAAGGAGAAATAAAAAAATGACACAATCTGTATATAATGAAGGTGGGAAAGCTTTTACCTGCGGTGAGGATCTCCTTGTAAATCGTAGGGTAAAAATTGAACCTGGGACAGTCACAATCCCCCCTGAAGTGATTTATGCCGATGCCGGGGAAGCTTACGCCGGGATCACAATGTCTAATGAAGCGGATGGAGACAAAATATCAGTAATCGTAAGAACTTATCTTGTCGTTGCTGCCGATGCATTCGCCGTTAATGCGACTCTGTATGGAGCCGCAGATGGGAAAGTGAGCGACACAAGCTCCGGCACTGCACAATTCGTTGCCCTTGAAGCGGCAACCGCAGACGGTGACGTTGTTGAAGCTGTTAGATTGTAGACCACGTCAACCACGGCTGGGACAGTCTCTTACGCCGATGCCGGGGCTCAGACTTCTGCCACAACCGTTGTAATTTCTGCTATCTGGATTGAGCACACAGAAACATTGAAAACATCATAAAAGGAAAAAACTAAAAATGATACCAACAAATGACACCACAATTCAGCGGCCTGATTTAGGACAGGCCGTTTATGAAACCATGCAAGCTGCGCCGACAATGGGCTACATCGGCATGGAATTAATGCCAACTTTTCGAGTATCTGAACAGGCCGCTAATTATCCGGTAATCCCGAAAGAAGCTCTTTTCAATTTACTCGATACCTCACGCGGGCCGCTTGGCCATTATAATAGGTCTGACGGAGAATTTGAAAATGGGTATTTTAATACCGTTGAAAACGGCCTTGAAAGGCGTATCGATGAAAGATTTTCCGCAATCTATAGCAATAAATTCGCATATGAATTGACAATTGCAAATATCCTTATGAATGACATTTTACGGGCGCAGGAATACAGGATTGCAAACAAGCTTTTTTCTGAAACGAATTTCAAAACAGCAATTGCAGCAGCCACAGCGTGGTCAACTATCGCATCCGCATCTCCACAGACAGATGTAAACACGGGTAAAAGCTCCATGAGGTCATCCGGGATAATTCCAAACACTCTTGCTATGAGTTATTCCACATTTATTTATCTCACTCAAAATGCAGAAGTACAAAGCAAAGTTTATCAGCTTTTCCCTGACGCTGCGAAAACCGGCATGATAGGCATTCAGCACCTGGAAACCTACTTTGATATTGAAAGAGTCCTTGTTGCTGGTGCGCTGAAAAATATAGCGAAAAGAGGGCAGGATGCATCTTTGTCGGACATATGGAGTTCAACCTACGCGTTACTTTGCAAAACTTCCTCCGGTGATATCACAGAACCCTGTATTGGGAGAACTTTTCTGTGGAATGAGGGCGCAAGTGATGAGGTGATAACTGAACAGTACAGAAGCGATGAGGTTAGAAGCGATATCTTACGAGTCCGGCATGACTCAAGCGAGGCGTATCTTGCATCATATGACTCTGATAATTCTGTGAAAAGTGAAATTTCAAAAGCTTGTGGGTATCTCATTGATGTAACTGGAAATTAACTATGGGTTTTCAAGACAACTTGCCAGGGATACACACAAGGGCATTCAACCAAGTTTCAATTGATTGTGTGTATTCCCCCGTAGCCGATGATCCTTATATTTTTGATCAAGTGAGCTGCAAAATTACAATCGAATATGATGTTGTTTTGCAGCCGTCTGGTTATGATGCTCAGGTTATTGAGGTAGGCACAACGATCACGGCCTTATACCCTGATGTAAAAAAGCCTCAATTTAATAGCACTTTTGAAACAGCGGATAAAATTTTTACTGTTCAAAAAATCATAGAAAACGACAAAATTTTTGTAAAAATGACCGTTTCAGAGGCAGAAATATAATGTTAGTTGAAATAGATTCAGCAGGTTTGTCACGAGTAAAGTGGCTATTTTCTGACATAAAAAACGGTGCTGAAAAAGTGCTCACTAAATCCATAAATAAAACATTAACCTCTACCAGAGTTCAGGCCGTTGCTAGAATTGGGAATGAATTAACTCTACCCGCTAAAAGAATTAAGAAAGATTTTTATATTAGCAAGGCAAAATATAAAAAGTTGTCTGGCAAGTTGGTTGCAAGCGGCGCACCGGTAGGGCTAATCCAATTCGGGGCAACCCAAAGGAAAATGGGGATTTCTGTAAAAGTTCTAAGAAAAAATAGGCGGAAAGTTGTAAAACATACTTTTATTGCAAAAGGCCGGGGAGCGAGTATTTCAAAAGATGATGATTCCGTGAAACAGCATATGTATATGCGGGAATATCTCTGGAAAGGTGGTGCACCGGGGGTCAAATTTTTGAGGGGCAAAAAGTATCCGAATGTGGCATGGGGTAGAATGCCTGAAAAGTTCAGTTTTCAAGTCAGACGGTTAACCGGGCCTAGAATTGAGGATATTTTTGCAAAAAAACGAGTCATTGAACCTGTCACTATTCAGGCAAATAAATTATTTGCGGATACTATCGCAAACCAAATAGACGAAATGTTCAGGCGGCAAAACCTATGAGCGCAACAATAAGAGAACAAATAATTACGACATACGTAACACGCCTGGCAGCCTGGACAACCGCAAACGGGTATAACCACAATTGCGGGGCAACGGTGCAACGGGCGGTGCAGCATGTAGAATTTAAGGACTTGCCGGTATGCGTTTTATTCCCTCAATCTGAAGCGGTCGAACAAAGATATAATCAAAACCTTTGTGAAATGACCATAAAAATTGAAGCTATCGCAGCCCTGGGGACAGGTAACGCCTCCATAATTCAGGAGGAATTGCTCGGCGACATCATAAAAATTATGACAGACCAGTCCGTGGCCGTAACCGCATTAATTGAAGATGTCGTTTATATCACCGGCGGGGGTGCAGAATTGATTAATCCCGAAGAGCAAACGGTGGGAGCTGTAGCAGAATTTAAAATAAAATATTTTACTATAATCGGCGATCCATACAGCCAATAAAAAAAGAGGTAAAAAATGGCAACAAGCAAAAACGCAAAAACTACGTTCGAATCTGGGCAGTCGGTCGCCGATTATGCGGTTATGTCTGACTCAGGAGATCATATTATTCACACCGTTTCAGGCGGGACAGTTTTTTCTGGCAAATCTGGCTTCGCAGCAGAGGTCAGGCCAAACGGGATCGTGACAGGTCGTAATATCCTTTCAACTCATGCCACAGATGATACCGTGACAATTGCCGCTTTTACTGCCTATTCAGGCGGTACATTGTATGAGGTCTCTGCCACATCATTAGCAATCACCAGAGCAGCGTCAGATGTAGCACAAATTCATTCAGTAACTATGAATAGTTCAGGCACAGCAGTTCTTGTTGAGGGCACAGATTCCGCAGATTCAACATTGTCAGAGGTTAGAGGTGCAGCCGGTGGGCCGCCTTCAATACCAGCCGATTCCGTAGAAATAGGCCAGATTAGAGTAACCGGCAATACCTCCGCTGCTATTACATCTGATGAAATTTTTCAAGTTGCAGGGACGCACACGGAAAGGGCTTTTTCGCCGGCACTGACAGTTTTTACGCTCGGGGAAGGTGACAAGGCGACCGTTTCAGCAGAAAAAAATGCCTATGTAAAAATGGATTCAGCGTTGCCGATGGTTCACGGCACAACCGCAACCGATCCGGCAGACGCGTATAAATTGCTGTATATTAGATATTACACGCCAATCTATGCCGAATTAAATAAATCCCTTGACTTCGTACCGGCTGAAAATTCACATTCTGTAAGTTCTACGCAGGTGTACAATTCCACCATCGGTTCTGTTTCAAGTACGCTCGGCCAGGGCGGATTCACAGCGCTGATGGATGATAATATTACAGACGCATTGCTATCAGAACAGGACGAAATTATAACAATCAAGCATTATCCAGATCGGAACAAAGCTCCATATACCCTGACTCAAGGCACATTAGGAATAAAACGGACATACCCCGTTGCAGATCAAAACCAGGCAGCTTGCACAATCTCAGCAGAAAACGCAACCGTAAATTTTAGTTCGTAGGGGGTTTGATGGGATTTGATATAAAAAA